CGTGTAGAGGGGCTGGCCGAAGCTCGACTGCAGCATCTGCAGCGCGCCCATGTTCCAGTTACGCTGACGGTCGGTCAGGTACTGCCCGTAGCCTGCGCCCGCCTGCGCGGCGTTGAAGCCGAGCCCCGCGCGCGCGAGCAGATTGCCGCGCAGCGACTCGAACGCGTTCATGGCGTTCTGCGACTGCAGGTTGTTGACCTGCGAGAAGTCCGGCCCGAGCGCGCGCGAGCGCGCACCGAACGTTGCGCCCGCCGCCATGCGCTTGTTGTAATCGTTGCTGAGATTGGCCCGCATCTGATCGTACATCGGGTTCATCGCCGCGAGGTACGGGTTCATCTGCGACATCATCGCGGCGGGGTCCGACATCGCACGCATCGCATCGAGCCCCATGCTGCCGAAGCCCTGAATGCCGGAGAGCGCCTGCAGGAACGCTGGGTCGAGCGCGGCCATTGGCTGGCCCGCGTAGCCCATCGCCATGTCGCGCATGTTGCGGATGTAGGCTTGCGAATTCGGATCGAGCGACTGCATCGTCTCCTGCGGCTTGTTGCTGCCGAAGAGCGAACTCAGTCCGCCGAGTGCCGCGCCGATACCCGCGCCAACGAGAGGAGCTACCATTGCTGTCCCTTACCTTTTTCCTGCCGGGATAACGCCGAGCTTCGGAATGCCCACACGCCAATCCGTCGCGACCACTTCGTCCACCCTGAGTCGAACCTGTCGTGCCGTCAGCCGCGTCGGGGTGGGCTCGCTCGCGGTGAAGGGTCCTACCTGTCGCTCGGTCGCAGTCGGATGGAATGCGCCGAAGAGAGTCATCGAGACATCGCCCAGCGTCTTCTCGTCTGGGATGATGCGCTGCACGCGCATCGCCTGCTCGCCCTCACCGATTTCGATGGGGCCGCTCTCCGCGAAGACCGTCATGCCGGTGCGGTTCGCGCCGTACTCGTGCTCGATCAGGTTGCCGCTGTCGTCGGTCAGGAGCGGATACTCGTACACGCCCCGGTCGATGCCGCTGGATCGCGGCAGGTCGCCGATGATCCAGTGATCGTCCTTGTAGTTGTAGCCGACGTACTGATCGTTCTCGTAGGTGGTCCGGTCCTTCGAGGGATAGGTCCACCAGACTTCGTTGAACAGCGTCATCGGGATCGCTTGCACTTTCGCGCGCTGCGACTGGTCAAGCTGGCCGAAGACATGGTCGAGGACGTCGCAGCGCATCGGCTTCAGCGCACCGTCGTACTCGAAGAACTTGCCGTAAGACATCCAGAAGATTCTATCGCCGAGCACCGCGCACGCCTGCGGGCCGACGATGCCGCAGTTGTCACCAAGCTGCTCGAACGCGTAGACGTCCGTGCCGCCGACATACGTCATCGCGAACACGTCGACGTCGGTCCAGAGAATCGTCTGCCTGCGCGTCCGTCGGCCGCACACAAGGCGACCCTTCGTCGGCAGGTCGACCTCGTTCGCCTGATTGGTTTCCAGAATCTCCCAATCCGTCAGCGACTCGATGTCCGGCCACTTCACGCGCCGCGCGATGCCGTCCGCGCCGAGCGCCACGATGAAGTGTTCGGGTGTGACGACGACGGCGGTGTTACTCACCGGTGCGGTCGCATCAACCTCGGCCATGTCGCCGCCGCCGGGAGCACCGACGAGTAGGCGGCCGTCGACAGTGTGGCACGCGACGTACTTCTCACCGAAGTTGTCGATGGTCCACGTCGCCGGAGCGACGAGCGTCAGCGCGCCCGAGCCCGTGCCGTAGTAGCCCGCGCCGAACAGACCCGAGCCGTAGTTCCCTGCGACGAACGCGCCGTTGACGAACTCGTCGCCGGTGCCGGTTGCCAGATCGGATGGCGTGACATCTTCGAGCGTGCCGTCGGTGTACAACCACATCTTCGTGTGGGTGCCGATGGCTGCGTGCGAGACGCCGTCATTATCGCGCCAGCCGTACATCGCGCGCGGCTTCCCCGTCACTGCGAGGTTGACCGCGCTCGAATCCTTGACGTTACGCCAGCCCCCAATGGGGCCCATGATGCCCTCGTTCCAGCGCACACCATTGGCATCGTACCAGCGATTCTTCGCCTGATAGCGCGTCCCGTTCCGATAGACGCCGGGCGGAAGGCGCAGACTTATCGTCCTCTCGATCATTGCGCCGCCTCCCAGCGGACAAACTTCGACTTTCCTTCAACGCGACGCACACGAGCAAAAACGCCAAAGCCTTCTCGGCCCCCGCCCCCATTGGTGTTGCCCTCAATGGTCTCGTAGCTGTCACCCGTCACTCGCGTGACGATGCCGACGTGAGCGAATCGCCGGAGCGACTCGTTCCACAGGATGAACAGGTCACCGACGGCCGGTCGGTCCTGAAGGACTCCCGGCTTCGAGGCGGCCCATGCTGCGAGCACTGCGACGCCCGCCGTGCGCGGACACGGCCATCTGTGACCTACTGCCTGTCGGCCCATCTGGCCGACGAAGGCCATGCACCACGGGAACGCGCCTGCGGGGTCCAGCCCCGCCTCACGAATCCAGTAGTCGATGCACAGGCCCCGGTTGCTATTCTTCGGAGACTCGACAACACCGAGGTATCGTCTCGCCTCGGCAATCAACGCGTCAGTCTGTTGGCTCATGGTCGCCCCCACCGAGCGCACGCCGTTCGAGTATTGCCTTCGCTTCGTCGCGGATCGCGCCGACTTCAGCCTCGGCTCCGCGACGGTTCAGCCACGCCGTGATTCCCTTCAGCCCGTAGGGCAGGGCCATCGACAGCGAGCCCCACGCGAGCAGGAAGGTCCACGGTGCGCGGATGTGAACGAAGTACGCGAACCAGCCTAACCCGCCCAACCATGAAACGGTCGCGACCATCTTGTAGTGATTGTCGAGACCAAGCAGTTCTCTCAGCGTGTCGTTTCTCATCTCCACTCTTTCAGTGAGTCGGGCGCGGTCTCGAAGCGGGTGAGTGGGGTTCCCACAAACGTCCGCTGACCCCGACTACTTGTTTTGCGCCACGCAGCGAAGCGGTGTGTCGAGCTTCGCCTGCAGGCAGATCAGTGTGTCCAGCTTTCGGTTCGTCTCGCGCGCCTGTAGCTCGTGCTCGCGAAGTTCCGATGCGACGGCCTCGACCTTGCCCGGCAGCTTTGAGAAGCCGAGGACTCCGACGAGGACGCCGACCGTTATGACGATAGTCGTCACGATTGCTTTGATGTCGCCCGCATGAGCGGCGACTTTCGCGAGAGTGAGCATTAGTGCAACACCGCCGCGAGCCACGTCTTCGTGGCGAGAAGGTTCCGAGTGTTCGCGCCCGCGTAGGTCTGCGCGCGCAAGCGATAGACGGCCGCGCCGTCTGGATCGTTCACGAACGCGCGCACCTGAATGCGGAAGCCCGTCGACAGCCCGTTCTGCGAGTCGAGGTGGACCCACGACTCCGCGAGGATGTTGCTGGACCCGTCTTCGATCCACGCGCGCACCGTCGCGGCGTTGTCCGGTGAGGGGTCACCGCCCGCGTCGATGGCGACCTGTCCAATCAATTCGAGCAGGTGGTCGTCGAAGTCGTCGGCGGGCACCCTGATGCCCGTCGAGGACAACTGCCACGTTCCGACATCATAGTCCGTCGGCGTGCCCGTGAAGACCACCGACGTCGCGCTGTTCGCACCGATTGACTGGTCCGACGCGAGGTGCATCTTACACCGGCGCGGATATGCAGCGGCAACCTTCGCCTCAGTGACGGCATCGTCCGCCAGCTTGGCGGTCGTGACGTTCGCGTCGAGAATCTTCGCCGTGGTCACCGAGTCGGCCTGCAGCATCGAAGCTGCGATGGTCAGGGCGTCCTGCACGCCGTGATGCACGCCGTAGACCGTGGTGCCGTTGTCGAGCGTGAAGAATTCGAGCAGCGAGGCCGGGCCGAGCGTCGGTGCGACGCCGGAGAGCCAAGTGATGCCCGAGAACGTCGTCGTGTAGTCGTCGCCGTCGATGACGAGGACCCACATACGCTGGGCCGCAAGCAATCCGCTCGTGTCGGCCCGCCACGCGGTCGTGCTGATCGCTGTGTTCTGGTTTACCGTGACCTTGTGGACCGTGGCGAGCGTCGCCGAGAGAACCGTTGAGGCTCCCGACGTCGTCACCGCCTTCCGCAGGATCGCTGGGATACCGAGCAGCGAGTCGTAGCTGTCCGCGTCCGAGTTGAGCTTCGTGCCCCAAGTGCCGGACGAGCCGCCCACCTCGGGTTTGACGAACGCGTAAATTGTGGTCGTCGTATCAGACATTAGAAGCTCCTCGGCAACTGAATGCGTTTCCTGCTAGCCGAGAACTGCGCGCGCTCGCGCTCCTTGTTGACCTCGGCGATGGCCTGCGTGAAGCGATTCTCCCACAGCGGGAGCCGCTCGTCATGCTCGTAGTATGGCGCGGTCTCGACGAGCGTCCCGTACATGTACAGGTCGGGATGCCGGAGATAGAGCCCGTTCACCGTGTTCGCGTCGAGCGCGGGCAGGTCGCGGATGAACTCGAAGTCGACCTTGTAGCTCCCGTCGATGACGACACGCGGGTGTAGATAGAGGAAGGCACCGTGCGCCGCCTCGGCCCCGCCGACGTCGGGGTCGACGAGGAAGCTGTCCATCTGGGGCACGATGACGGCCTTGTTCGCGCGCCCGTTGCCGACCGACGAATTCAGCGCCGTGAATCCGCGCCACGCGGACGGCGTCACGATTTCGATTTCACCGTGCGCGTCGTCCGTCGCGTTCCACATCGTGGTCACCTCGCGAACGTAGTTCGGAAGCTCCATGGGGTACGCCGTGACCGACAGCGGGTTGCCGCTGTTCGCGAGGCTGTAGATTTGGCGGAACCACTCCTGCTGTCGCCGGATGCGGGCTTCGCAGAGTGCCACCCACGTCGGAAACCGCGCGATGGCATCATCGTCATCGGTGCGGTCCAGCCACGCGAGGACCTCGTCCTGCAGGTCCTGATAGGTTTCGAACTGTGCCATCGTCCCTCTTACGCCAGAGTGATGATTCTTGACTGCTGGCCCAACTCTGGGTGCTGGGCCAAGTATTGTTCCGCGTGTGGGGCCATGTAGGCGAACTCACCGAGGTGAGCAATCTCCTTCGAGATTTCGTGATCGAGGATCAGCGGCACTCCGGCCTCTTCGAGCTTGAGACAGAAGTAGACGTCCTCGCCCATATGCCCGCCCGGCTTCCCGCTCGGCTGAATCTGCGGGTTGTAGCCCACCATGAAGTAGGGCTTCGACAGCTTCTCGCGGATCATGTCCGTCCGCAGCAGAATGACGCCGAACCCGATGGCCGCGATGCGCTGCGTCGCCGGTGACTGCGCGGTCGTATACGCGCGCATCCCGTAGTCCTTCGAGTCAGTGAACGCGACCGGCCGGAACGGCTCGCCGCGCTCAGTGTAGTTCGCGCAGACGGCGGGCGCGTGATGGTTCAGCATCCTCGGGATGAGATTCTTCGGGAACCGCATGTCCGAGTCGAGAAACAGAATGTGCGTGATGCTCTCGTGCGCGAGTACCGTATCGACCAGATTCTCGCGCTGGCGCGGGATCAGCGAGCCCTTCGCCATGATGATCTTCAAGTCGATGACGTCGGACAGATTCAGCGCGGTCCACGCCATCATTCTCGCTAGATCGTAGGCGAAGAAGGTCTTCACTTCGTCGCCGCACGGGATGCAGATTGCCACGACCGCCTTCGGCGGCTTCACGGGCTCGGCCTGCTCCGCTTGAATCACTGTCTCGTCCCCGCTCATTGTCCCCACTCCTTA